GGAACCCGCAAGGATAGAAGATCAAAAGGGTTGCCAGAGATTGAATTAGATTGGGATCGTACACCACTACCCCCTTTATAATGAAAATTGCAGTACTCGGACTTGGTCCTTCGATAAAATTATTCAATCCAGAAGATTATCAAATGTCTATCGGAGTAAATGATATTTGGAGATACCATCCATGTGAAGCAATTGTATGTCTTAATAAACAATCTGAGTTTAACCACGATAGAATAACAGTAATCAATAACAGCAAGCCTCAAGCGTTTTACAGTCAAATTGCAAATTGGAGTATCAGAGATGATTTTGTCAAGATCGAATTAATATCATATTTTCCGCATAAAGAACTGGACTTTGGTAATTCACAATTTTACAAATCATACTGCTCTCCCTTTGTAGCCTGTCAGATTGCATTTAAATATTACCGAGCTACTGAAATACATCTGTTTGGTGTGGATCTTTTGGCTCATCCGCATCTGGATAGCACATACTGCACCAAGATTAAAACTCATTTTGGATTATTACGGACTACACTCGAAAATGAGGGGTGTAAATTTATTGTTCATGGAAGTGGTATATTAAAGTAGTATATTTTTTAGTACACCAACATATCTTTCAATGTTGCATAGCTTTGTATTTGAACTTATAAATCACAAATGCCAGCAATTCTTAAGATTTACGGTGATATAGGCGATACAGAAGAATTAGACGGATCTATTTCCGCTAGCATGGTATCCGATTTTCTGGACGAAAACAAATCAGCAAAAGAAATTACAGTAAAGATCAACTCAAGGGGTGGTGACGTTCAGGAGGGTTGGGCTATTCATGATCTATTAGTTAATTCAGGGAAAAAGATTAAGACAATTGGCGAAGGTAAAGTTTATTCTATTGCTACAATTATCTTTTTAGCAGGAACCGAAAGGGAGTTTATGAAAAATGCCGATGGCTTGATTCATAATCCTTTTATACCACCTTATACATTAGCAGATCAATACGGAGCAAAGGATTTAGAGGCTATCGCAGTATCATTAAGACAAGAGGAAGCAAAGATTCTTGATTTTTATGTCAAGAAAACCGGAGCTGAAGAATCCAAGATAGCTGATTACATGAAGGAAGATACTAAACTATCCGCAGAAGATATGTTATCTCTTGGATTTGCTACAAAAGTGATCGAGCCAGTTATGGCATTTGCATATATGAAACCATCAAATAAATATAAGATGAATACAACAGACGAAAAGAAGTTTATGGATAAAGTTGAAGCAGCTGTCAGTAAAACGATCAAGGCGCTTGGACTTTCGAGAATCGAGCCAGTAAGCCAAACTTTGAAAGACAAGGATGGTAAAGAGTTTACGCTTGATAAAGAATCAGGCTCTCCGGCAGTAGGTGACAAAGCCACTCCGGACGGTACTTTTGTAATGGGAAACGGTAACACGATAACCATTGCAGACGGTGAAGTAACTAAGGTTGATGAACCAGCCGCAGATGATAAGTCTGAGTTGGAACTTGCTAATGCAAAGATTGCCGAATTACAGGCAACTATCGATGCAGGAGTACAGGCCAAGACTAATGCTGATGCTGTTGTGGCAGAAGCTGAGACTGCAAAAGAAGAGGCCGAAGCTGTTAAGGTAGAAGCTAAAGCACTTGTTACTGAACTTACAGGACTTAAAAACTCATGGAAGCCAGAGGCTAGAAGTAAAGACAAGAAAGTCGCTGGCCGTATTGATTTATCTGTTGTTGCAGAACGCAGGAAAGAAAGAATTGAAAAACAAACAACTAAAAGACAATAATTATGCCAGCAGGAGCAAGTCCTTCGTGTAATAACACGATTAATTTAGATGCACTCACATTCACAGCGGACGAAGTTCGTAACCTGAATGAACTTGTAGTGACAGCGGTTTTTGAATCGCCAGTACTCTCATTATTCCATACCTTTCATACTGGAATAAAGAACGATAAGAAAATCGGGATTATACCTGGTACGTTTGGGCTTGTCGGTAAGGCAGCTCAGAACTGTAATCCAACAGCACAATGCTATGAGGATACAGCAGTACAGAAAGTATGGCAGCCAAAGTATATCGAGATTATAATCGATATGTGTAAGAATGAATTGGACGACACTTTAATGAAGCTTGCGCTGAATTGTGGAGTCGAGATTTATGATCTTACCAATACCGATGTATTTGAGTTTATTCTTGACATTCTGGTTAAGGATATTGAAAAGATGATATTCCGCCATGTTTGGTTCGGTGATACAGCAGCACTCAATATCAATGCCGGTGGTGTAATAACCGATGGACATGATGTTGATTTCTTTAATATCATAAACGGATTCTTTCAGCAGTTAGCAGTGATCTATGCTGCCGATACTGACAGGATAACCGCTTTACCTGGTAACACTCAGGCCACGTATGCACTTCAAGACTCCGTAGCGACTCCTGCTCTTATGTACACAGCCGTCAATCAAATGATGGACGATGCTATTGCTGAATTAACTGTACAAGCTGACAGAGTAATAATCTGTACCAGATCAGTTAACCAGAGGCTTGTGAGACATCTTCAGGGATTAGGTGTTGTATATGAGATTGAATATGCAATCAACGGTCTTGAGGTGGGTAAATGGGATGGAGTAACAATGTACACGATGCCTCTATGGGATCAGTGGATCAGAGCTTACGAGAACAACGGAACCAAGTATAATAATCCTCATAGGGCGGTTTATACAACCAAATCAAACCTGAATATCGGAATGGTTTGTACTTCATTATTTGATAATATCGATACGCATTATGATAAAAGAAGCAGAATTAACAGGATCGAGGCTGTTGATGCTTTTGATGCGAAGATTATCGATGACCGTCTCGTACAGATAGGAACCTAAAAAATACATAGTTATGACGATAGGATGTAATGAAATAGTAGCATGTATTCTCAAAAATTGCGCTAATCTCGTTCCAGGGATAAAGGATAAGATATATTTTATTAACTATGATGATGTTGATAAAGCACTCAGTACCTTCGATGCTGACAACTCACTGTTATGCACTCAGCTTGTTTTGAAAACTACGTCTCCACCGGCTTATGCTTATTGTCTGGAGGGATATAACTTCTCAAACGGCCATACTGTAACAATGGTGAAAACCAAGTATCAAAAGAATTGGGAGCATGGATTAGTATTCAGAATCTTCGACAACACTCCAGAGGATAAATTATGGATTGAGAATGCAAAAGATAGTCGCTTCGTGGCAATTATCGAGAACAACTACAATAAGGATCTGACACCAACTGCCGGTGAGGTAGCCGGAAGGACTGTCTTTGAAATATTGGGTTGGGACTTTGGAATTGAACTCAACGAGGTTGTGAGAGATGTAGATGATGAAGAGATGCTGGGAGGATACGTCCTGACAGCCGGAAGCTCAGATACAATGAAAGAATCATTACTACCACGCTCATACTTTGTTACTTCATTAGAACTCACAAGAACAGCGCTGGCGAGCCTTGTGGCTCCTTGTTGCCCATAAAATACGGGAGGTTAATAGCCTCCCTTTATAATGTTTAAATTAAAAAGATTGACATGACCCTTTCAAACTATCAGTTAAAAGCAGGAGTACTTCTACAGGCATTTGGAGATGCTTCCAAGGTTATGACAAACGCTAATATCACAGATGAGCTTGCAGAGTTTCATTTAAAAACAAACCCATCTTGCGCTCGTTATTTCTCAATTATGCCAGGCAAAGCAAATGTTCCTGATGATATAAGAGGACCGGATAGATCCGGGCCAACTATTATCGTAGCTGCTGAAGAAGTAGAAGAAGCAAAGGCAGAAGTTATACCAGCGGAAGTCGCAGGGGTAATATCTCTTGAAGATAAGATCAAGGGAGAATTAAAAGAACTTGGAGTCCGCTTCCATCCGAAAACAGGAATTGAAAAGTTAAAAATATTACTCGCTGCTAATACACCGAAATAATGAAAGTATCCGCAACAAAACCAACTCCGAGGGTTGAGCGGAACCAATATCTCACAGGAAAACACATCAAGGGGTACGGTGACGGCAACGATTATCCTCAGAAAGTATTACAGATTATAGGAAGCTCCGGCACAGGCAAGACTTGTTTTGATGTAT